TGAAATAGTTAAACTCGACATGACCGTTCGTTCGGACGCCGATGTCGCCGCCGATCTCAAGAAAAGGATGACTGAGCTTTATCAGCCGATCCTTGGCTTGTTCGATGAGGCGACATCGCATGGATTGATGATTGCTTGCACTTCGGGGATGGGTCCGATCGGAAGGCATGTAATAACAAACCTGACTGTAATGCGGCCTTTATGAGATGGACCCGCTGGCTGCTCTGGTCGGCCTTCTTGATAGCAGTGGCAGCGGCACCTCTCTTCCTTGCGACGGTTGGTCGCTTAGCGTACCATCGGCCTGCTGGTATGTAGCCGGCCTTGTGGTGGGATTTATCGCTGGGCGGTGGGAGCAGAGGAAATAGGTGGTTGATTTGGCACCCGACGCCCGTCAAACCAGGCGAGCAACCGCCGCCGGATACTCAAAAAACGAGGGGAAGGTTGGCCGGCCCGGCATCGGCGTTGATGCTGGCGGTGCTCCGGTCATAGACCCTACCGAAAACGTTCTCGCGCTCGTTGACGCACAAGCCCGCTTCCAGCGGGAGAAAGACGCAGACGCAGAAAGATACCTTTCAGCGGAAATCAGACACGTCAACACCTATTTCGACATGGTGATAAGCGCCGAGCGGCGTCGGGTCGACGACTTGGCCGCCCTGAAGAAAGATTACGACAAGCAGATTTCCGAGACGCAACGCGAGCAGATGAAGACGACCTCTGATTTGGTCTCGACGCAGTTGGACAAAGTCACTACGTCTCTCAGCGAGACGATCAACAAAACCTCTGACAATATTGTGGCTACGCTTGCTACAATGAACTCGCGCCTCGCGGAGGTAGAGAAGTTTCGCTACGATATGGGCGGTCGGGCTGCGGTCTCCGATCCGGCAATGGCCCAGATCGCGAACGACTTATCGCAATTGAAGCTCGCTGGCGGGCGCCACGAAGGCGCGGAGACAGAGGCTGCGCGCAAGGTGATTGCGGCTGCGAAAGAGGCGGCTCTTGAGTTACAAAGAACTCAGACGGTGCAAGGTAGCAATCAAAATACGATGACGATCATCATGGCTGCAATCGCCGGCCTTTCCTTGCTTTGCACTATATATCTAGCGAGTCGCGCTCCCGCGGCTCCGATCCCAGTCTATCAAGCGCCGCCAGGGCAGCATACCAGTCTAATTGCGCTTTGATTTTCTGATGCGGTCTTCGTCCAATATTTCGCCAACCACCACCAAGATGCCACGCGTCAGATAGCCGATGGCGAATCCGAGGAAGAACACGATCATCGTCATGGCTTCTTTCCCGCGAGTGTGGCATCGATCATGGATTGCCATACACGAGTCGCAGTCGCAGACCTGTCCCAATCCAGTATCTTCCTGGTTGCAAGTGCTCCAGCCTTAACCATCTCCTGCGTAGGCAGGCGCATGGCGGCTATCGCTGCGCGGGCAAGGCAGGTGACCGAAGCTTCGTCTATGTCCCGCCAATCTACTTCGGAGCGATTCATCGCTTCTGCGACCCGCTCGACCATCTCGCTCATTTCGTTTCCTCTTCCTTTTCCGCAAGCGCGGCGTCGATCATGGCTTTCCAAATCTCCAGCGCTATTTCGTTTGAGGTTGCCGCCATTTCAGCATCAAGCGGAACCGGGTAGCTGCCTACGTCGATCATCTCTCCCGTCGGCTCTCGCATGGCGGCGATGACAGTGCGGACGATTAGATCGAATTTGTCAGCGATGCCGTAATTTCCATCCCAATCCTGCCAATCTATTCCGCATTCTTCGACCGCCTTCTTTGCGCGCTCTACCATCTCGCTCATTTCGTCACCGTTTCCTTTTCCGCGAGCGCTGCGATTCTAGCGATTCTAGCTAGCCTCTCCTCATAACGCCTGCATTTTTCCTCTAGCCGCAAAATCCTGCACCATAGGTTTGGATCGTGGGCAACAGGGGTTTCAACGAGACTAATCGGCCTCGCGGCTAGTTCTTTCATCTCGTTCATTTCGTCACCTTCTCCTTATATATAATGGAATCAACGACGTAGGATTAACAAGCAGTTAATAAATATGCGCAGTAACACATTGATATATATATCTATCGTGTGACGCGTGCGTTGGGCGTGTGTTTATTTGTTCTTGGGATAATCCCAGGTTCCCTTGCCATCCTTGTCTATCGTAAGGACCTGGTCCGGATCGCCTGGCTTTATGGCGGTCCAAGTTGTGCGAATCATCGGAGCTTTCCAGACCCCAATCATGACCACCGCTAGACCGACGATCATCATCGCAAACCCGATTGCAATTATCATATTATGTGTCATCCGCTTCCCTTCCTGAACTTGGCGCGCGCTTCGGAGACGCCAATTTGCTCCATGGTCTGAACTTGCGACAGATGGACCCAAGATTCCCCCGTCCTATCGATGCATACCTTCACGTCATTGCCATCGATCTGAATTACGGTGGCCATATCCCCAGCCCAACATAAAACTCGATCACCTGGCTTCATTTTCCGTCCTTCCTAAATCTCGCCCTTGCTTCTGCAACACGGTTGGCGCTCACCAGAACATCCCGGTCGTAAACTCCGCGCACCATCTTTGGCCCAGAGTGGCCCGCGAGCTTGGCGCGATCATCTGCGGTAGCCCCGGCCATGCCGCCTTCCGTGAGAGCTCCGGCGCGCAGGTCGCGGTTCCATAATGTCTTTGGAAGCCCAGCCCGCGTGCGGACCTTATCCCACAATGCCAAAAAAGACCTCCCGGGAAACGGCTTGCCGGTGCGAGTGTCGATCACGAGGGGGCCGATCCGCGCCGCAGAGGGGATGCTTGCAATCGCCTCCATCACAAGCGGACAGAGTTTGAGATCGACACCGATTCGGCGGCCGGTTGTTCGCTCTGTTTTGCTTGGCGTGAAAGTAAAAATCATATCTTCACTGATCGCTGCCCACGTCGGGCCGATCCATTTTTTGGATCGCCCAGTAATTGGCGAAATGCGCGGGTCGTTGATCGGAACCCATTGGCCGGTGATGTCGTACTGGCGCGCCGCTGTCTCAAACTGCAGGGCGTAGCAGAAGGCCGCTGAGGGCTGCCCGAGGGCAATGGCGGCATCCATGGCCCGGCGCACCTCCATGGCCCCTGGAGCCTGCTCCCTGGCCTTCGGGCGTGGCAGATGCAGGACCGAGAGGATTTCGCGGAGACGCCTGCAGTCGGCAAAGCCGCAGAGCTGCCCAAATCCGAGTGCGGATTTCAATACGTTGGCGGCCATCATGGCGGCGGCGAGGTGCTGTTTGCCATCCGACCAGGCTTCTGCCCAACGCAGCACGTCGAGGCCGGTTATGTTGCCGACGCGGCGAGCCCCGTAAGCCTTGATGATCTTTGCGATATAGGTGTCGTATGTCCTGGAAGTTGTCGACTTGAGCTGGTGATAAGACGATTCCTTATGCGTCTGATAAAGCTCCATGAGGGAGCCAATGGTCCCATTGTAGAGGGGCGGATGCTCTCCCTTGAAGTCCATCGCCTCGGCCCAAATGCGCTGACAGCGGGCGGGCAGCTCGGCAGGCGGACACTCCGAAAGGTTCCACGTCTTGATCGGGAAGCCTGCCTTGATGGCGGCTTTGGGTGCGCGCCAGATCGGAACTGACGGCCCACACTTGCGCTTGATATAAACTAAGCCTGGCGTTTCCGTGAGTTTTGGGCCGGCCATGGTTGTTCCTCCCCATCTGCCGCGGGGATCGGCGCGGCGCCGTTTACTCCATTTACCGCATCGAAGAATTTAATAACAGCGGGGACGTAGCGTCCGCCAAACAGGCTATCGATCGCTGGTAGCCCGCGCCCCTCGTAATGCAGAGCGATCGCCGGCCACAGATAGGCGCGCTTGCCAAGAAAAGCCTCGGCAAGCTCCTTGTCGGTCGCGTAGAGGGGAAGGTCGTCGAACTTCAATGCGGCTCTCCTGCGAGGATTGCCCTAAACTCAACGGCCGTAATGTTGCGGCGGTCTACAACGCCGTCCAGCTTCATGAATACGACGTGGAGATCGTTTGGGCCATGCCCAATTGTGCGTATTACATCGTCATAATTGTAGCCAAGGCGAGCCATATACATCCCGAGTAGGGCATTCCCAGAGCCGTCGGCGACGTCCTCTTGCTCGATGTTGTAGGACGGATGGAACACAACCATCCCGCCCAGCCCGAGGCCGCGATCTTGGCCCGCGATCCAAATGTACGCGCATGCGGAAAAGCAGAACCCATTAACCACTGTCGCGTATTTCTTGGCGTGGATGATTTCGCCTATCTTAATCGCGGCGAACGTGCTGCCGCCTTCCCCGGCGAGCGTCACGACGGCGCGCGCAATCTCTTTTGTCCTGAGCGCGAAGGCATCGCCATCAGCGATGGTAAGCTCCCCAGTCAAAGAAATGTTCGAACATTTCTTGAACGAAGTGCCAGCTTCGCATGGTAGGATATGCAGCCTCGCGCGAGTGCCGCTTGGAACTGGTGAGGCCGCGCGACTGTTCGACGGGTAATCCGCCTCACTCGCATGCGCGCCACACGCGAATAGGACGGCAAGCACGAACAGCAAGCCTCTCAGTAGCATTGCGAGTTACATGTCTGAATGCCCCCGCTGTTGGTCGAGCAGGTGCTGTAGCAAGTCTCGGCATGGGCCGGGATGGCGAACACCATCCACAAGATGGCGAAGGCGATTGATAGGCCTAGAAAATTGTGTGTCATTTTAATCTCCCTTGTTAGTGAAGCAGGCGCTTCGCAATGGGCTCGCAAGCCCATGCCGAAACGTCAGCCCGGATAACACAGTCCGTCACTGGCGAAGTAGTAGCCATATGGGCAGCGAGCGCTGTATCTAGGAGCGGCGTAGTACGGCGTATAACCATCGTCATAGCCGTCGTTATATTGAGACCCTGCTATAGCGCCAGCGATCCCGAGCCCGAGCAAGCCGCCAGCAATGGCGGCGCCAGGTCCAAAACCACTGCCGCCATGATGCCAGCCTCCTCCGCCGCCGTGCCACCCACCGCCTCCCCCATGCCAATGCTGAGCATATGCCGGCGCGGCAGCGGTGAGCGCTGCGACCATCGTAATTGCGAATATACGTCTCATTTAATCCTCCTCAATCTTCGTCGTCATCCCAATGATGATGGTGACGGTGGTGGCGCCGGCGCCAATAATCGCGATCGGAATCTTCGTGGCGTCTCCATTCATGATGATAGCGCGGCCCGATCCCAATGCGCGGCCCATACGGCGTTACCTCGAGCTCCTGGGATTTCGCCGGGATGCCGAGAAGCAACATTCCACCGATCATCGCAGCTGCAAGTCCAAAGTACCCTAGTTGTGTCATGTGCTTTCCTTTCTTGGATGAAGCGTCGCGGGCGTGTCGTATCCGCGCATTAATCCCTAGGACAGGCGCTCCATTTTCATACCGATTTCTCAGCATGCGCTGGCTCATTTCTGAGCCGTTGCCTGGCGCTTCGCTCTGCCGGGCGGGAGGACACCCGGCAGGCCGAAGGGTCAGTCGTTATGCGTTACCGCGAACGAATCGCCCTCGAATTGGAGCGTGGTCTTACCGTGGCGGATCAGAGCGCTGAACTGCTCGCCGGTCGACACGAGCTGCAGGCTCCGGCGCTTTGTCTCCTCGGCGTGGACAAGCTCTGCGCAGGCTTCCATCCGCGCGATGTTCTTGGCGGCCATGCCTGCCGCTTTAGTAATAGTTGAAACTTCTTTGCTCTTAGACATGTTTTTCTAGCTCCTTTATTCTGCGTTCTAGTTTATCGATGCGAATGGAAAGAACGGATACGCAATAAGTTACACATACGCTGAATGTTACAAGTGCAATACCGACCATCCGATCCTCCATACTTAGATATTGTGCTGTATTATATTTATGTCAAGTATTTTCTATATAAATATCAGAAAACCGCTCATAAACGTAGAAACGGCCAACAATTCATATATGCCACCATTGTCGGGTGATGGGTGCTGAACTAGCAATGTGAAGCAAAGAGCCGCCGTAGGAATAAAAAATGCAGCTCCTATTATTCTAACTACCTTAGGGATTGGACTTTTCATCTGCTATTTTCTTCCATGTTTCTAGCTGAGCGGCGCCGATTGCCTTGCGCTGTGCTAGTGAAAGGCTCGTCCAAAATGCCTTCAGCATACCGCCGGTCGCCGCCTCGTTGCCATTCTCGATGAGTTCGAACAGCTCCTGCGGCTCGGCAAAGACGCCCCCAGGCATGCGGCCTTGTGCTCCCATTTCAAGCGGCTCAACGGTAAATGGCTTCCTGCTGGCGCGCGTGGCCGTGAGAGCCATCGTTATGCTCTGCTTGATGTCGGACATATGCGAAATCCGTATTCCGCCGACCTGGACACCGCCGAAGATCACCTTGTCATCGCGGTAGAGCGTCATCCTGCGGCCGACGTACGATTTGGTGTCCGTCCCCCATGCGTTCACAATAACGCGCCGCATGGACTTGCCGGGCTTGTAGGGTTTTCCGTCGTCGCCTTCGAAATAGAGCGAGACCGGCTGATCGCCTGGCACGATAGTGACATCGGTGATCGTGATCGTGATCGTGCGGCCGCCAAGAAGATCATCGGCGTTGAGTTGATCGCTTTTTGGCTCGATTGTTTGCAAAATATCAGTCATTTAAATCCTTGCCTTGCCTCGCCCGGCCCTGCCAAGATCATTCGATCCCCGCCTCTTGCAGCTCGCGGTCGAGCCAGGCGGACTCAGCCCAAGACGGATAGGTGATTTTCCCGATGCCGCGTGGCCAGCCCGGCCAGTTGCCAGAGCTCATGCACGCTGCCCACATGAGCATTGCGGCCCCGGCCTTGCGGCGCCCGAATTCCAGCGTGGTTGCATCGGCCTGGATAACGCGAAGGTCATATGGCGGATCAGTCTCGACAAACACCCATCTGAACTCGATGCGGTCGGTGAGTTCTTGGAAGAGCGCTTCCATGCCTTTGATATAAAAGGCGGCCTGAAGATCATAACCAAAGTTGACGATATTCCTGGCGATCGCAAAGTCCGAGAGACCTGCGGACGTGGTTTTGATATCCCAAATTTGGTGTATCCCGCGGCCGATCGAATCCACCATCGCTCGACATGGCAACTCGTGGTTCTCCCAAATGAGCACGCCCTCGTTGCGGTAATCCTCTAGATGCACATCCATTTTGGCGAGGGCGTCGAGCGCCTCCTTGGCGATCCCGACGGCCTGCTTGTACTGCTCCCCGAGCAATGGCACGGTGCCGGATTCTCGGGCCTTCTGGCGCGCTTGCTGTGCTTCCTTGCCGCGATAATCTGCGGCGTCAATGACCGTATAGCCCACGCCCTTGCCGAGCATGAGCTCATGGACGGCGGAGCCGAGATCAAACTTGGGGCTCTTATCCGCCGCAAAATCAGGATTGAGCCGAGGGTGCGCGTGCCAGGCATGACGCGGCGTCTTCTCGATCAAAATTTTTGCCACCGACGAAGACAGCGATGGCTTTTCACATGGGTCCGCGTGATATGCGGCGGCCGAAACATTGTAATGAATGCCGACGGGGAGGGGAGATTCGATCATTGATTTCTTCCAGTAATTTTTGGACCGATCGGGGCGGCGGCGAGCAATCCGGCGCGCTGCGCCTTATACGCGTCCAAGAGGTTCTTGCTCGGCTTGGAGATCATCACGACCGCGTGGCGCGATATCGCCAAGTCAGGCCCTGAATAAGCAGGATTGCCGTCAAAGACGCTGCGCAATCCGAGGCCGGTCGGCTGGATCGACACAACAGACGGTTTGTAAATGACGAGGGCGTCAATTCCGAATTTGGTTGTGCCGGAAAGGACCTCGCCGATCATCTCCATCCCGGTGGATAGAACCATGATCGCAATTTTATCTTCCGTCACTGCAGCACCTTCCCAATATCTATTTGCTCGACCTCAGAGCACGGCGACTGCTTGCCAAGCCAGACGCCAAGCAGGAAGCCAAACAAGAAAGTCAGGCCAAATGAGAAAAAGAAAAAAGTTCTAAGTTTTGTCATGACGTGAGCCTTTCTCGGTATGTCTGATGCCCCCACGCTTCCCAATCTGGGCCCACGCCAATGTAGAAACAAAGCTCGCGGACATCTCCTGCGAACCGCGCCAATTCCCCTGGCTTGAACCAGCCCCCTAGCGCGGCCCGCTTCCATCCGGCGCGGAAAGCTGCCGCCTCATAGTTGAATTCGGACTTGCCAGCCGGCTTTGGCAACACGACGTAGGATCGCCAGGTCGCTATCTCGCCATCAACCCCGGCGTCCAAGAAACAGGTTACGATTGGGTGCCCGCGTGAATTCAACGCGTACGGCCAGGTATCGCTTGTCATAGCTTCCTCGTCAGATCGCCGGCCTCGAGCATGGTCTTAAACCTAGTTGCCAGTGACGAGTTATGAGGAAGCTCGCTATTAGCCTGCATCATCTCGCTCGTTATATCGCCAAGGACAGGGAACCCGGCCTCGCCAAGCGCACCAAAGGCGACGGTCATTTTCTCAATGAGCAGCTCACGGATAAACGTCGGCATTTGAGCGAAGCTGCGAGCGTTCGCGGGCTTCTGGAAATCAAAATTTGTGGATGCCAATGTCCAGATCGCCTTGGTTCTGAGCTCTTCCCTGGTCATCGGAGCACCACTTCAATGAGAACCACATAGGCGATTGCCCAGAACAATACGCTCGGTGCAACCCAGATAATCGCGGTGAGCCAGCCTGGATAATAGCCCACGTTGGGCTCGGGAAATTCGTCAAACCCCGGATCGTCCGGCTGGTGGATTGGAAAATGTCGGGAGTGCGCGGTCATTGAGTCGCTCCACGGTTGGCGGAAGATTGGCGATAATCGCCACAAGCTCATCGTGGACGGCCTGCGCGATCACGTCGCGGATATCTGGGAATGCATCGGAATACCGCTTCATGCGGTTCATGACGCGGGCGAGCTGCGCCTCGGTCATCATGTGGACGATGACGTTTGCTACCTCGCGCGAAATGGTCATATCGTCCCCGCTGCGATTCTGAGCAAGTCATGGGCACGGCGACGGGCGGTGACATTGTCCGCGCTCGAAGTGAGATAGTCTTGCGCAAGCTTGTACATGAAATCATCGGCTTCCTTCGTGCGGTCCTGAAGCGCGTACAGCATGCGGATATGGTTCACGACGGATTGCTCTGACTTGTGGCCGCTTATCATGGCGTTCTCCTCTTGGCCCTCGTGCATGCCGCGCTCGCGCCCGGCATGGGCTAGGGCCATGCCTACCGCCTGGCCATTTCCGACAATTGCTTGGCAACGCCACGATCAACTTGACCATATCTCACCGCCCTTCCCAGCACTCCCCGATGCACAGGAGCCTTTTTACGGGCAACCGGTGCATTTTCGCCGTCGGGTTTCTCGACGGCGGCCACCATTATTTTCGGGGTCGCAGGTTTGGGCTCTGGTGTGTTCTTTGGCGACTTCTTCTTGCCGGGCTCGCTTGAATGGTACGCGCGCAACGTAAAATCGCGCTCGACCAAGGCTGGATTGTCCTTTGCCAGTTTTTTGAGCTCGCCCACATCATTAAGATCGACAATGTCGCCGTAAGAGTGCGCGTAGACCACGCAATGTGACGGGGAGCCGTTCTTGATCTCGTCCACAATAAGCGCAATGCTCTTCAGGAACTGCGCCATGTAGACCGTGTGCGGGAACGCTGGCTGGTTGCTTTTGTCGAATGCCACGTTGGACATTACACACCCAACAGACATCCCCGGCATGCCCTTCAAGGCATGCATGAGCTTGCCATTGATGGTTACGTTTTCAGTTGCGGGAGACCATCTCAGGTCCCACCACATGGTTTTCTCTTGACCTTGCGGGCCATAGTAGAACCGTCTAGTCCTTAACACGTGCAAAACTCCTCAACTCGCTTGCCAATTGGTTCAGTTCCTTTGCCGCTTGCTTAGCAAGCGTGACATGCGACGAAGGGATTTCGAATTTTTCCCAGCCCGGATAGAGCTTGGTCCACATGGCGCGGATCGACAGAACATCCCCAAGGATGTTGCCTAAACTGCGTACCCAAAATTCTTCCGGGCCGTCGCAATCCGCGCATTCTTCTTGGATGGGGTCGGCCGCAACTATTTCTTTCGCGGGCTCTCGCAGTTCCCTGGACAGCGCGCGCGCGGCGTGGACAGTCAAGAATGGGTTCTTGCGCACGATCTCTTCTCGATTTGGATGGGCCATTAAAGACTGGCCAATACAAAAGGACGGACGGCAGTCCGATTCCTGCCAAGCTCGGGTAACGCAGCGCATGTTCTTCAAGGTGCGGTAATTGATGCCCAGCTCTTCGGCGAACCTTGCCAAAGTCGCGTCGCCGTATTTCGGCTCGAGGCGATCGGCAAGCGCGCCGAGCCGCCATTGCATGTCCTCAATATCAGCAACGATCTTTTTCCCCGCCACCACAGCGCTGTCATAGGGAATTGTGCTGGTTTCGATTGGCTGTACGAGCTTCAACATTGGCTCTCCATGCCAGCGTGATTGTCTGGCTGATGGCGCATATAACAATATCTCATTGTCTATGTCAACAATATTTTATCGTGGATGTTTTGGCAGCGACGCTTGACATGGCGGATATTTTGGCGCGATGCAGTGGAAAATAAAATCAGGCCTGCCGGACGAAAAAATTATGTCTTTCGAGGAGAGGGTTTTCCTGGCTTTGATTCGCCGGCTGAACGATCTTGAGATTTCGGCTGAGGACGGTCGGCCGGTGGGCGATCAGATTGAAGCAGTGCGGGGTCTTTTGCGAGAGCTGCGATCATTTCTGAAAGAGAGAGAGCGTGGACAGCTAGCGGAATCCCCGGTTTCCACTCGACCGGAACTTGTCTGGTCGAGGTGACGGGTTCGTTCCCGGCAATTAGCCAATCAAGCGACACTCCGTATTCCTTGCGGATTTTAAGGCACAGCTCGGCCTTAAGCTCCGACTTGCCCATAGCGAACCGATTGTAGGCCTGTTGGCTGGCTAGGCCGAGCGTTTTGGCGAACTGCACCTGGTCAAGCTTGACGTGCTTACGCAGTTCCTCCAGCCGGGTTGTCCACGCCGGCTTGGCCTTATGCTTCTTCTCCACCCGGCGTCTTCCCATCGCATAAGTATCTGAAAATATTCCGTGTTAGGCTAACTATGTTTCGATGTTGACATAAACAACCAAATATCGTTTTATGAGCTTATGAAGCTCGACCAATTTCTCGCCGAAAAAAATCTCACACAGCCCGCCTTCGCGGAAGCGATCGGCGTCACACAGCAGGCCGTGAGCATTTGGGTGCGCGAGCATAGCCTGCCGAGGCGGGCGGTCATGCGCCGAATTCTGGATTTTACGGAGGGAAAAGTTACGCCAAATGATTTCTATTCGCCGCCTTCGTCTAAAGAAGCGGCCGAGTAAATAACAATCACGATTTGTGAAGGAGTTGGAGAAATGTTCACAGGCATCGGAATTTTCCCAGCCATCGACCTCGCCTTCAACGCCGGGCTTCTGATCGTGTCTCTTATCGCCTTCGGAATCACGGGACCTGAGTTTAATTTTCCACCAACCCGCAAATAAGAATCGCGCGGTAAGAGCCCTGGGCTGTCAACGCTCGCAGCTCCTCGAACGCCTCCAAACCGTTCGATGGTTGGACTAGGCTCTTGGCAACGCTCCGTTGGGCGCCGCGTCCAACCACAACGAAAGGAAAACGAAATGGGACGGCCGCTAGGATCACGGAATAAGACGAAAGAGGGCGAAGCCTACATGCACGCTGGCATGGAGCCTGGCATGGGCGATAACAGCGTTGTCAAGGAGCTCACGCAGGAACAAAAACGCTCGTTGCTCATGAAGGCTTGCGACGAAATTCTACCAATGAAGCTAGATTTCGCTGCGCTAGCGGGAGAAATCCGCCAGGCGTACAAAGCTGCCAAGGCTGACGGCATCCCGAAGAAGGATATCGATTTCGCTCTCCAGCTTAAGGGCATGGATCGAGATTCTATCATTGATAGAATTACCCGGCATTCTCAAATCATCGAGTGGCTTCATCCTGGCGTACAGGCTGAACTGCAGTTTGAAGACGCAGCCGAGTGACAACCTGCATTTTAGGTATCGATCCAGGCGTTAGCGGCGCCCTCGCTTTCTATTGGCCAGAGGCGCCGCATCGCGTCATTGCCGAGGACTTCCCTACGGCCTACGGGCATATCGACAGCGGACGGCTCGCCGATCGGATTCGCCAGATGGCGCCGGATTTCGCCGTGTTCGAGGCTGTCGGCGCAATGCCAGGGCAAGGAGTGTCATCCACCTTCAAGTTCGGCAGAGCGTGCGGCGTAATAGACGGAATTCTTGGCGCATTAAATATTCCACGCCGCTCGGTAAGCCCGACAGTCTGGAAAAAACACTGGAAGCTGACAAAGGACAAGGAAAAGTCCCGAGCTCTCGCTCTCCAGCTTTTTCCGGCATGCGCCAAGCATTTCGAACGCAAGAAAGATCACAACCGAGCCGAGGCGGCGTTGATCGCGAGGTTTGGCGCCGAGGTCATTTGCAAATGACCATCACGGGCAGCTGGATCGCCTATTCCGAGAAAATGGTCCGGAAAGCGCAGGCGGCCGATGATGAGCTGATAGCGCGCGGCCCAACCATACCGGCGCCGAAACCTCATTACGCAAAAGGAGACACTACGGCAGCTACCAATCGCCTTGCACAACTGCGGCTCGCGGAATCACAGAAGGAAAAACTTGGCCTCAAAGTGGCCCGCGAGCTCATCACGCCCATTGAGGAACAGGCAGCGCGGTTCAGGCCGCGATTCCAGGCCGCCGTAGAGAGTATTTTGGCGCGACCATTCCAGCCGGCTCTACCTGGAGAGCGCCCAAACTCTCGCCCGCCAGCCATAGCTCTTATCGAGCCCAATGACTGGCGTCTCGCTCAGATGGCCATATCGCCCGCCGCCGCGGCTGTGGTGGCCGTCTGCGGGTGCCGCTGGCCGGTCGGCGAGCCAGAGGATGCCGGCTTCCACTTCTGCAACAAAAAACGCACGGCACATTTTTATTGTGAGGCACACGCAAGGAAATCAAGAAAGTGACAAGCGAAGAGAAGATCGAAGCGTTTTATAAGGCCGCACTTTTTATGAAAGAGCGCGTCGAAAATGACGGCTGGCATCCACGCTCAAACTATCTGCGCGAGCACGCCGCATGTGCATCTGGTTTGGCATTCAGCAATAGCGAATCGCCAGAAATACTAGACGCTCTCCGCTCGGCTCATCCTGAGTTGCGCCCCTATATCGTCGTTAAGAGGAGGAAAGCAAAAAAATGAAAAGCCCAGTTACAGACCATGCGCTCATCAGATGGATCGAGCGAGTCCAGGAGATCAATCTCGACCCTTGGAGAATGGAAATAGCTTCCATCTGCGCGGAAGCTCTTGCGGTTGGCGCCACGTCGCTCGTTACTGATCACGGGACCTTCGTCCTCGAGCATGGCAAGGTGGTGACTATCCTTGAGCCAGGAGAACGTTCCGGCAGGTCGAAGACATTTGAACGCTGGCGAGCTAGGGAGGCAGCGGAATGAGCGCGAGGGTATCGCTTGGTGCACCGCATCTAAAGACACGGTTGCACGACAGCCGCGATCCTGTTCATTATCGTGAATGGAAGACGGCTTGGCGCGACAAAAACCGCGAGCACGTAACAGAATACAATCGCGAATATTATCGGAAATATCGTTCAAAGGCAGCGCGTGCATGATCCCCATACCGCCCGCAATCTTGCTTCGCATTGCCGCATTGCCCAAAGCAATTGTTGCGGATGTTTTGAGCATCATTGCGGACATTATTGCTGATTTTGAGGCACCTCAAAACACTCAAAATGATCACTCAAAAAACGCAAGTGTTGCATCATTGACACAGCAAAACACTCAAGTTGAGGCGTTTGAGCATACTCAAAAAACTCAAAATGCGGCATTTGAGGCCCAAGTTGCGCCTTTTTGCCAGGTTCCCGAGGTTCCCCCAAAGAGTAATATCAAACCCCTTCCTAACCCTCCTAGTTATTTAGTTCAGGAGATATATAGGGAAGAAGGTAGTAAGGAAAACAAGGCTCTACCTCGGAAGGCCTCTACACTAACTGCCGCGCGCGCGAGGGAATTTGAGGAGTTTTGGGCCGCATTTCCGAAGCGCATCAACAAGCAAGCGGCCATCAAACGCTTTGAGGTGGCACTCAAGCAAGTGAGTTTTGAGCACTTAATCAATGCCGCAAAGCGATACGCAAGTGCCACTCAATCAACCGAAAAGCAATACATCAAAGCGCCTGACGTGTGGCTCAATAAGGGCTGCTACGATGATGAGTTGCCGCTTGCGAATGGGGAGCATCACGCAATTGCCGATGCTGATATTGGCATTCGCGTTGAGCTGGACACACCGCAGTGGGAGGCATGGGATTCTTACTGGCGCAAGACGAAAGGCAAATCGCCGCCGTGCCATAACGGCGGTTGGAGATTCCCTAGCGAATGGCCACCGACATGAATGACGCTCAGTTTAATGAACTACTGAAGCACATCGATATGATGAGCGACCGGATTGGGGATGTGATCATTGTTGGCTGTATAATTGGCGGCTTCATAGTGTTCATCTCAGTCGCCCTTCACGCGTGGACACGTATATGAGAGCTGAGCACGAAATGGAAATGATGCGCGAGCGCCTCGGCCGGTTATTCCGCCACTTAGCCTATGAGCTGAGGATGAACGCCAGGGCCTCCAGGAAGCCCGCTGAGCTGCTTCCGCCAGCTGATACTGTAGACTACCGCACCGCGCCTCCAGCCGTCTCGACGGCCCTGCAACAAAAGCTAGGAGAGATCGCGGCTGAAAATGAGCTTTGAAAGACTGCTCCTTGACGTCGGCGGCCTGTGTTTCGGCATCGCGGCGTTTATCGATCTCAACGATTGGTTGAGGACATGGTTGCTGGGGGAATGAACCCGATAACTGGTGCGCCGAATGAGGGATGCGCCACAGCACGCGATTACGAGAGCTTCCGCGCCATGCTCAACCGCCGGCGCATGTCATTGGGGCTTAGCTTTCTTGGGCTCGACGCCCTGACTGGACTGCAATCGGGCTACACGGCGAAATTGATAGCTGAGCCACGCGTGCCGCGGAACTACCAGAAATGCATCGGCCCTAAGAGCATGGGCAAATTGCTGACTGCGTTGGGAGTTGAAATAGCGCTTGTGCCTGCTCCCGCAAGCAGCGACTTTCTCGAGGGAGAATTGAGTTATCCACAGGGTATTTTGGCTACAAATGCCAGCAGGGGCGGATTAGCAAGGGCGTCCAAATTGTCAGCAAAACGAAGAAGCGAAATAGCGCGTATTGCGGCATTCGCAAGGTGGAAAAAATGAATAAAGCTCTTGTCGTACACGGCTATAAACAAGCGGTAAGACTGGACTCGCGCGCTAAGAGGCTTTTACACGCAATGTGGCATGGCGTTGACCAGGAGCTCACACTCGGCAATGGCGAGAAGATCGCCCCAGGCACTCCAATCGGCGATTACGTGGCTGCAAAGGCCCTCGGGATGTCCAGGCGGCACCTCGAGTACTGGCGGCATCAGCGCGTGTTCAAGGACGCTCTGCACGAACAGCGGCTTGCACGATTTGAGGCTGAAGACCCAACCAATTTCGCCACGGCTCAATCAATCCGCGATAACCCGCTTCAGCCAGGCGCTACGAGGCTCGCTGCGATCGATCGCCTGCGCATCAAAGACCCTGCGCCCGCCGTTCACGTCGATCTGAGCAGGCACGACAATCGCCAGCAAACGCTCCTTGCGCCCGCCGGGTATGTGGTGAACTTGGGAACACCGGTTATCGAGGAAAAGGAATGAGCGACAAAACAATCGAAGACATATGGGAAGTGCTTGACAGCGCGGCGCTGGAGCTTGACGAACAGAGAACGATCAACAAGCTCCTCCTCGCCTATATCGAAGCTGATCTGAAGAAGACATGGGAACCAGCTGCTAAACGATTGGCGAAGAAGCTGAAGGAAATAACTAAGTGAAAGCAAACGATTATATATTCTGCGTGCTCATGCTCGCTATCTTTGCAGCGACCATCGTGCTTATGCCGCACATGTTCAAATGGCTCGGTCTCAACAGCAATATGTGAGTTAGGGGGCGTGGTGTGAGCGCGCACGGCGGCAGGGATAACCAATCATTCCCTACGCAAGACCGGTTTCGCTAACCGGCGTCCCCGCCTCTATCGCCTTCGGGCTGCCGCCGATCGAGTAATCAGCGCACCGTTCTCATCAAACCGTGGACACTTGCCAAACCGATCTTTGAACCTGTGCCACGCCCACTCCTTAGCGTAGCCACGCAACTCGGCTATGTCCAAGAGGGTGATATATCCCTCTCTGGTGGGAGTGATCTTGCCAAATCGCGACGTGTCCATGCGCGGATCGGCGTACGTCTCGGCCAACGCCAATAGTGCCTCACGCTTGTCCCAAGCTTGAAATCCACTATCGACGCGGCTGTTGGCGCGCTCCCAGTTCATCTTCGCCATATCGCTCTCCATGCGCTGAATGGCGCGGCGCTCGGCCATGTAAATACGTTGATACTCACGCTTCGCGTCGCCACTCAATGCCATGCAAGGGTCTAACATAAGGTCTAACAAGATGCACCGATTTCAGGCCATTCGCCACAATTATGTCAAGCCCCCGCGCATGTAGGCGCCCATACTCGGCAGACAGTGCGTTGTTGCAAAATGTGATCGCGGTTATCCACACCGTGCCCCCTCCTCGCGCGCGACTAACCCCTCTACAACACGTCGCTTAGACGCGTACCAACCCACGACGCAAACGAACAGCAGCTATGAGACAGCGGAGCTGGACGAGTGGATATGTTCTTAGGTGTAGGCCTCATCGGCTAGCCCAAGAGAGCTGGTGCTAAGTGAGAACTACAACGGCTAGCTACTAAGGTGTTGCAATCTCTTAGGGATGTGCGTCGTTTGCATCAGCGCACGCGCGTAATAGGGCTATCGAGGGGCGCGACCGGGGGGGCAAAATCGGGGCGCTGTTCAGTGAACTCGTACCTCGCTCTGTAGCTCTTCTAATTTTTTTCCGTAAATTGTGAGGCATGTGATGGGCAAGTTTCTGAGGGTGGCTGCGGCGATTGGTATTTTTGCGATTAGTTCGCCTGCGTTAGCGGGGTATCCGTACAATTATGGTCTTTCGGGGCCGGGCGATGCTCATTTGTGCACGAGCGGGCACGCGGGTTTTTACAAGCCTGATTATTCGTGTGCGACGTGGGCTGGGGGTCAGATTATTGATACGGCTTTATGGCGGTGTCAGTACAACGACCAGGGTTATTGGAGTCCGCTTTGGGGTTGGTCGTATCGGTGTGACAGGTAGCGATGGGCAATTTTCTGAAGGTTATGTTTTTTATTTACGCGATTAGCGGCATCGCGGGGGGTTTTTATATTTTAGTGACGGGTAGCGCTGATCCTTTGCCGAATTATGACGACTGGGGGCATGAGGAAATGGCTGATGACTAAGCCGAATGGCGGTCGGACGTGGGAGATTGATGTCCCGTGGACATTGGGGGACAACGCTCCGGCGATCAACGGGGCGATTTCTGATTTAGCGACTGGTCCTGGTGGGGGGACGGTATATTTAGAGCCTGCTGTATATTCTATTGGTAGCCCTATTTTACGTCGGAGCAATATTTTTATTAAGGGGGCATTTCGGGGTCCTGCGATTTGGGACAGCGTTGCGGCGACTGGGACGATTATTCGGTGGGCGGGGCCGGCCGGTGGAAATGTCTTTTCCGACAAGCCATTTGGTTCTGAGAGCCGGATCGACAACGGCGGTATTTCTGATTTATCGATTGATGGTTTTGGGATTGCTGGGAATGGGCTTTCGTGTTTGTCGTCTTCTCGGGCTCATTACAAGGACTTGCATATTGTTGGTGTGACGGGGAATGGTGTTTATTGCGGCACGATGAAGACGAGCGCGCCGTTGCCGAACTATCGGACGAGCCTTGAGAGTGTGACGGTTTCGGTAGGGGGCGGTGCGAACGGCATTACCCTTGATGGGATTCGCGGAAGCAGCCTGAACACATGTTTTGTTGTTGCGACTGACACTCATGTGACGATCAAGGACGGTTGCGCTTACGCGTTGTGCAACGCCGACGACTGTTACTTTTTTGGTGCAGGTTCATCGAGGCAGGCTGGTGGCAAGGGGGCGGCGATTTATTTCGGTAACTCGCCTGACGGCGGCATAAGCGGCGCATTTTCCAATCAATTTTATGGTTTTTGGGGCGACGGGATGATTGTCGCTGGCGACGGGTCGCGCGGCAACATTGTTTACACGTCGAGCATGGACAAGTACCCGGAAATGTACGCGGGTGCTGGTGCGGTATTGACGGTCGTTGCGGTTGCTGGCGAAGTGGGGCTTAATGGGTTTGTGAGGAATCCACTGCCCGCTGGGTGATGTCATGTCCATCATCGTCGTTCTTTTCATTTTGTTTGTTGCGTGTGTTCCTGCGAGCGCTCAGAACTGCCGAGCGTCGTGGTATGGGGCTGAGTCTGGGCATGTGACGGCGAGCGGGGCTCGGTTTCATCCCAGTGGTTTATCGATTGCCCTGCGATCTCATCACTTCGGCGACCGTTACAAAGTCACCTATCGCGGCCGAAGCGTAATTGCTGTCCACAATGATTGGGGTCCGGCGTTGTGGACCAAGCGGTGTGTTGATCTTTCGCGCGGCGTGAAGGTAGCGTTGCGATTTCCCGGCCTTGGGATGGTTAGATTGAAGCGAGTATGAAATGACCATTTATGAGCGGGCGGAGATGCGCTGGGGTATTTTTTTCGCGGCAGAGGGCTTCGTTCTTGGAGCATTGGTATGGTATTCAGTGGGTTGCGCGTTGCCGGCTGATTTTTCTGTCATTTTTGGGGTTCTTTCCTCGATTTTTGCCTTGGGTATGATTGGCCTGATTCTTTGTGGAGTCGTATTGATCTGCCGCCGCATATTTTTCCCTTGGCGCTACGGGCCCATGAATGACTGAGTTTGGCCTTCCTAGCTCGCCAGAGGGATTCCCGATTTATCAGCCTGACGGCGAAGTTCTGCGGCAATTTTTGCGCGATCGTTCCCATGTTTCGATTATCCGGGGGCCGCTTGGTTCGGGGACGAGCTCTGCGTGCGCGATGCGGATTTACATGCACGCGATGGAGCAGCGTTTAAACCCGGAGACGGGCAAGCGGCACTCTCGCTGGATCATTTTGCGCGATTCGTATCCCAATCTGCGAAATACGACCATCAGAACGTGGCTTGATTGGTTTCCCGAGGAAAAGTTCGGGCGATTTTTTTGGGATCGGCCTTATCGTCATGAGATCAGAATCGGGGACATCGAGCTCGACGTTGTATTTTTCTCGGCATTGGAGGAGGGCGACGTTCAGAAGTTCCGATCGATGGAATACACCGGCGCGTGGTTCAACGAGCTCGAGTATATGAGCCATTTGATTTTCATGGAGGCTGAGAGCCGCACGGGTCGGTATCCCTCTGTCACGAGGGGCGGTTCGACGTGGGACGGCATTATCGCCGACATGAACGCTCCGGACGAGACGCATTGGCTGCCGAAAATCACCGGCGAGGTCCCGATTGAGGAGGAAGACGAGGATGAAATCATCAAGGCGGGTCTGCCTCACGACTGGGCGTATTTCGTTCAACCGCCGGCGTTATTGGAGCTTCGCGGTCAGACTGGGCGGAATGTTGTGGGGTACCGGATTAATCCGGATGCCGAAAATGTGCGGTGGTTGAAGGGAGGCGCGGCGTTTTATGAACAGAAAGCCCAAGGTAAGACAAAAGCTTGGATCGATAGCCGTCTGCGGAATCAAATTACGTTTGTCGTGGATGGGTCGCCCGTATTCAAGAACTTCAATTCCGACACACATATTGCGGCGGAAACCCTTGAGGTTGTCCCTGGTCACGATGTCATCGTCGGGCTCGATTTTGGACGGGCGCGTCCCGCCGCGATTTGCATGCAGGTTATAGATGGAAGAATTTTCATTCAGCACGAATTTAGACGCTATGGAGTTAGCGCCACGGGATTTGCTCCTGAGTTTAAGCGTTTTCTTGAGAAAACTTATGCCGGCTGCCGATATCGAATCTTTGGTGATCCAAAAGGACAAGATCGAGGCCAGGCTGACGAACGGACATCGTATGACGTATTTAAATACAATGGATTGTTGGTCAGCCCCGCACCCGTGAAGAATAATGCGATGGCGACGCGGATTATGGCGGTCGAGAGCGTCCTCGGCGGCCCACTCGACGGGCTCGTGCGTGGATTGCCGCGATTCAACCTCAGCCCGACCGGCTGCCAGACGCTGAAGGCGGCGATGAGCGGGCGATACAGGATAAAGAAGAACGCGCTCGGTGAGCCTGAGCCCATCAAGGACAAATACTCGGATATCTGCGACGCGCTGCAATATGCCTTCTTGGGGATGGGCGAGGGCCGGGCGATGGTTGGCCTTGACGCGATCGTCAACGTACGCCCGATTAAAACGTCGGGTTACGGCGGCACGCGGTGGAATCTTGGCGGAAGGAAAGTAGGATAATGGCTATTTCAACAACAAACGCGCTACTTGCTGGCGATCTCGCCACCAAGATAGGCGCAATCACCAAGGCTATTTCGGATTTGAACGCCGGCATCGCGGAGGGCTGGACGATTACTGCGTTTGACATAAAGGACTCGGGAGGATTCGGGGTTTCGCTTGTCACATTCCCCCTGGATGTTCCGGGCTCCAGCGCGGCGATGCAGGCGGCTGTTCCTGTGTTTCAAGGCATCCAGGCGACGTTACAAGCGCAGCTCGCCGCCATCCCAACCTCATGAGATATTGAGATGCCCCTGAAAAAAGGCTCCTCCAAGAAAACGACCAGCTCGAACATCGCGACCGAGATGCGCGCCGGCCGCCCGCAGAAACAGGCGATTGCGATCGCTTATTCTGAGGCTGGCAAGGGCCGCAAGGGCGGAAAGAAAAAATAATGTTTATCCAGCGTACGAGCGGGCGCGTGTCTGTTTGGTACGTGGCGTTTTCGCCTCGGGTTCCGAGCCCTTTTTGGAATTGGGCAATACCAGGCCATTGGAAGCATGTTTGCGCTTTCGGTCATTGCGAATCGGCCGGAACGTGGATTTTCATTGATCCTGACGGCAAGGGGACGAAAGTCGCGGTTGTCCCCGATCATGAAGCCCCGAAATATATTTCAGACGCCGCGGCGGAGGGGGCTGTTTTGCGCATCTCCGCCCGCGAGCTTCCTGGTCCTCACATGCGGATAATCGGGTGTTGCACGATGACCGTGCGGCATTTGGTAGGCCTTCCTGGTCGAGGATTACTGTCCGCGGTCCCGGATCGCCTCTTCGCCGATTGCCTGCGCGCCGGGGCTGAAGTCTTCTACCCGCGCCCTTAGTGCGTTGAGAACGCACCCCCGATAATCCACCTTCGACCCCGGTATACCGAGGGCGACACATGGGCGGCGGTGGCAGCGACAGCAGCAGCCAGAACGATTGGTTTACTCAGCAGCTCATGCAGCAGTGGCAGCAGTCCGTCAAGGATACTGCGGCCGCCACGCAAAAGCAGTTGGGCGGCATCAACCTAGATTGGCTGCGGAACTACGGGCAAGAGAACGCAATGCAGGCCGCGGGCATTCCCGCGCCGTTCTCGACTGTTTCAGGAGGCTTCCAAACTCCGTTCACCAGCAGAGCCGGGACCCCAATCGGGGGCGCCAAGCCCAATGGCTGACGAGAAGCTTCAGCAAGAGGCAAACGATCGGCTGATCGAATGCCGGCGCATGAAAATCCAATTCGAGCTAGATATTCGCGAGGGATATTTCTTCGCCGCGCCGCACCGCGCGCGCAACGTGCTCTCGACTGTCCCCACATCTGAAGTGAAGCCAAAGGATTTTGCCCAGCTCAATCAGAGCTTCGCCTTCGAACTGACGGAAGATTTCACGACCGTCATCATGAACACGTTCTTGCCGGAGTCGGAGCACTGGGCGAAACGCGAGGCCGGGATGCACGTCCCGCTGGCGCAGGTCGAGATAGTGAATAAGGCCGCGCGGGCCGGCGACGATCAGATTTTCAAGGCGATTGCCTCCTCGAACTTCTATCCGGCGTGCGGCCTAGGGTTTACGCCTGACCTAGCGCTCGGCACTGTCGGCATGTGGATTGATCGTAATCAGGCCGGACGGCCGATCAACTGCCAACCTATCCCAATCCGAGAGCTCGAAATAAACCTGGGCCCGTTCGGTGGCATTGACGACCGGTTTGTGTCGCGCTGGACGCGCAACTGCCACATCAAAGCGCTGACGAAGGGAATCACGCTTCCGGAGAAAATGCAGCGCGAGATCGATAATTCCCCGCGCGCGAAGACAAATATCTCGTGGGGGTTTTGGCGCGATTGGGAACAAGAGGACAACGAGACCTGGCAATATGTCGTCCTGATCGGCAACGAGCTCGTCGATAGCAAGAAGATCAAGGGGATCGGCTGTTGCCCGCTCATCGTTGCGCGATTCAGCCCGAGCCCTGAATGGTCGTGGGGCGTCGGGCCTCTGATCAAAAGCCTCCCTGACCTGCGCACAGAGGACGCGCTGGCCGAGGCGAAGATCAAGAACCTCGAGCTAGGATTACGGCCTCCCATTGCCTGGCCTGACGATTCCTGGACGAATATCGAGAGCGGTATCGAATGCGATATGGCATATCCGGTGCGTCCTGGCTCGGAAGGCGCGATCAAGGCAATCTACACGCCGAATCCGCCGGACGCGGCGATTTATGACCGGAACGACCTCGAGCAGCGGCTGCGCAGGCTATTCTTCCTCGATTGGCCAAAGCAAACCGGCGACACCCCGCCGACTGCGACGCAGTGGTTGGACGAAATGACGATGGCCCAGCGCCGGATCGGAACGCCGGGGCTTGTCTTCTGGTCGGAATTTTGCGGAGGGGTCTTCTCGAGATACCAGTATATTTTGGAAAAAGAGGGCGTCATTCAGCCAATCAAGATTGACGGCAAGGCTGCGTCACTGCAGCCATTCAATCCTGCCCAGCGCGCGGCCGAACAGCAAGAAGTGGCGGAGTTCACGCGGTTTGTGCAGATCGCCGGAGCGGCGTCCCCTGAAGAATTCAAAATGTGGACGGACGGCCTGAAGACCATGCTGAACCTCCGAAAGAAAATACCAGGCGGTGGCATTTGGGTTCAGCGCACGCAAGAGCAGGTCCAGGCCGCGGTAGATCAAATCCAGAAATTGCAGCAAGGCACCGCGCCGACCGCGCCTGCTCAGGCCGGCGCCCCGCCCGTCGAGCAACCCGCCGGCCCCGCGCCAGTCCCGGCGGCGCTCCAAATCAGAGGCCGCATGTGAGCGATCATCACGTTCTTGACCCTCAAAGGGGATGGGTTTGGCCAGCGCAATGACCAACGAAGAGATCGCAACCGGCATCGCTGTTTTGGGTAAATCTCCCCAAGCTGAGTTCCTTCATGAGTGGCTTACTCGCGAATTGAAATCGGTTCGCGCTGGCAACGCCGAACTCGGTGCGTTGTATTTCTGCGAGGGGCGAAGGAATTTGGCTTCACAGATTTTAGGCATGTTGGATTTTAAACTCGACAATGACCGACCCGACGCAAGCGGACAATTCAGGTCTCCCACCAGCCGCGGCCAGCACGCCGCCGTCGGCTCAGACCGACGCGTCCCTATCGACCCCCCAGACGGATACGGGCACGGCTTCGGCCCCGGCAGGAAACGAACCAAAGCCATATAGCGCGGTCAAGCCAGACCAGCTGCCAGAGTCCTTTTGGGACAAAGACCGGCGCGAACCGAAGTGGGGCGATCTCAACAAGCACCTCGAGGATTCCGCGAAATTCAAAGCCGACATTGAGGCTGCGCGCGGCGAGACTCCGGCGAAGGCCGAAGACTACAGAGCTGAGCTGCCCAAGGAATTCAAGCTCCCAGAAGGTCTCGCGGAATTACCGCCCGGCACAGAGTTTAACCAAAACGATCCTCGTCTCGCTATTCTCCGCAAGATCGCAAACGAAACAGGTATGTCGCAGAAGCAATTCAGCGCTGTGCTTCAAATGGACGCGATACAGCAATCCATTGCCGTTACAGGGCGTCTCGCCCGCGATAAGGCGCTTGGCGAAAACGCCGCGGCGCGCATCGGCGAGCTCGACACCTGGTTCAAGGCATCGTTCGACGATCCGACCGCAAAGCAACTGAGCGCCGTGCTTTATACGCCCGAAATTGTGAAGGGCATTGAGGCAATGAAGAAAGCGCTCACGAGCCAAGGCGTCGGCAATCTTTCCTCGTCCGGCCGCGAAACGCCGGAAGCGAACGACGGCAAGCCGCCCGGTTGGGACAAGTTTTCCAACGTAGATAAACGCACCTGGTATCACCAACAGCAACGTGAAGGGGCGCAGAACGCGCGCCATTGAGGGGATTACGTAAATGGCTTCTCCTATCCTGACTCCTGTAATGACCATTGGCGAATACGCCAAAGGGGTTCCCGAGGAAGTGCAGCCCCTTATCCAGGAATTTGCGAAATCCTCGGACGTGATGGATGTCCTTCCGTTCCAGAACATCTCTGGGTTTACTTGGAATGGATACCGGCAGGTCTCTCTTCCGGCGAATATGGCCTTCCGTGCCATCAATGCGCCATCAACGAGTGGCTCGGCCGTCGTCGCTGCTTATCAGGAAGCGACCTATTTGATCGATCACGACATCCCCGTCGATCGGTCGATGGTTGATCGCGGCGGCGATCGCCGCCGCACGTGGGAAGAAATCAGCGGCATGGCTGAACTTGGCCAGCTCTTCATCACTAATTTTATCAAGGGCGATAACACGTCCAACAACACCGTGTTCAACGGCCTTCAGAAGCGTTCGTCGCTGTTGGGCCGGGTGCTCGACAATGCCGGTGGCGTATCCGGCGGCACGGCGCTATCGCTGTCTCAGCTCGACCTGGCGATTCAGAACGTCAAATCCCCGACGCACATTATTGTGCCGTGGGGTATGAAATATCGATTCCTCCGGGCCGCGCGAGACACGACCGTTTCCGGGTTTGTGATTAAGCAGTCGGACACTCCGTTCGGCCCCTACAATGCGGCTGGCGGCGCTGGCGGCGGCCCGTTCATGACCTATCAGGGTTTGCCGCTTCTGTTCGGCTACGAGAAGACCCTCAACCCGCCAATCCTGCCCTTTACCGAAGTGGCACCTGGCGGCGGCGCTGCGCAATGCGCTTCTATTTATGTTGTGGCGTTGGGCGAAAATCGCCTGTGCGGCATTCAGAACGCGCCCATGGAAGTCCGCGATTACGGCCTCTTGCAGGACGGCATCACCTACAATACGCATTTCCATTGGGATGTCGGCCTCGTCGACAACGACTACTTCTGCTTCATGAGGCTTGCTGGTATTCAGCAATTAGCGATCATCGCCTGATGACGGGACGGGGATAAGGATAACCGAAAATGGATTCCTATAGCTTTGACAAATTCATGCAGCTCGCCGATGGGGCGGCTGCAACGACTGCCAACGGGATCGGTCAGGTCGCGGCGGCAAATAAAATTTTGGACCTTGGCGCCGCTCTGCCCCGGACCGACCTCGGCATCGTTGGAGAACTTGGCCGCATGAAGGTGGCTATCATCATCGACATCAGCGCACTAGTCACCGCGAATACCGATGATATCTACAACATAGACGTCATGGGTTCGAACAATTCCAATGGCTCGGCGCCTGTTCACCTTGGTGGGTTGAAGGTTGGCAATTTCACCTTGATCCCGAATGGCTCGACGGGCTCGGCGGGTACTGGCGCCGGCTCTACTACCGTGCCCGGCCGCTTCATCATCTTCGCGGACATGGTGCAGAACGACGTGGCTTATGAGTTTCTATACCTCTTCAACACGGTGGCGGGCACCGCCAAGTCGATCACCTACACGGCATTCGCGAGCAGATGGCCATGGAGCCAGTGAAATTTACAAAAACCCCGGTGGGGCGCGTCGATTGCTACTACCTCGCCTGCAAGGATGGGACGATCGAGCTGTATGATATGCACTCGATCGACTACGAGGAGGCGGCGGCAGCGCGTCCCGATGATTGGGCGTTGGCCGAAGACTACAAGATGCCTGTGGGCCCGACCGCGCCTAAGATCATCGACAAGCGAAACTATCCTGTTTTCCCGACGCCGCAATCCTTGAAGGCCAGCGGTCCTCCGGTGATGGACGCTGCTCTGACGATGAACCAGGTCAAGCGGAAGATTCGCACGGGCGCGGCGGGAGCTCCTTAATATGGCAGGCGGGTCGACAATTCCGGCGAACAAACCGAATGGTGTATTCACGGCCTATTTCGGAGATGGGACTTCATGCGTCCGCGCGCTTATAGACAAGCAAGATTGGACTGAAGCTTTGAAAAGCGCAGACAAAGCCAAATGGGCTATGTCAGCACAAAGCGGCACTATCTTCGACGGTCATGGATTTCCGGGGAACACAATCAAGAACAGCTGTTATCGCGGCTGGGAATGAGGACGAAAATGACGAAAGTGGAAAAAGATGCGGCTCCCGTTGCGACTCCAGCCCCGACCCCTGAAACGCGCATCGACGCGCTTGAGACCTGGGCGCGCCTACCGCACACGACGCCATTTGGCGTGGTGACAGTCCCCGAAAAGGTCACGGCATTTTACACTAGGCCTGACGGGAAGATCGAAAAACACGATATGTTTCTCATGGACTACAAGGCGGCGGAAAAGCACGCCCCTGATGTTTGGACGCTCGATGTGCCGGGCCCCGGCGTGGAAGTGATCGACAAGACCTCTGTCGGACAGCAACATGCGCCTGTTGAAAAGAAAGAGCCGCTCACTGAGTTGCCGGCGATGCCGGCGCCGGCAAAGCCCGCCCACAAATGATTTGAACGTTCATAGGCTCTAAAGGGATAGCCCGCCCGGCAAAACGGGCGGGTTTTTTAATGGGGCGCTGACATGTTGCTCGACAAGCTAACGCTCATCAACAATGCCCTGATCGCCACGGGCAATGAGCCAGTCACGACGGACGACGGCTCGGATCAGTGGATCGCGGCTTCGACCGCCTATGATCGCATGCTGCTCCAGGTGCTCTACAAGCACAACTGGACTTTCCAGACCGCGACCATCCAGCTTACCAGGCTCGGGGCATCGACCTATCCTGGGTACGCCGACATTTTCCAGAAGCCCGCGGATTGTTTGCACCTCGAAAACGTATGGCGCACCGATCTTGCGCTGATGGTTCAGCCGCTTTCTGGGTTTAGAGCGGACGGCGGGGCGGCTATGCCACCTCCGCTAGACTATAAAATAATTGGCGACCAAATCCATTGCTATGCCCCAAACGGCGTCACGGCCCTCTACCTAATCGATCCGACGCAGCACGCGGGCGTAATTCTCGACGTAACGCCTGGCATCCATGAAACACTCACACGTGAAGTTGAATCGCTCCTCTATCAGGGTCTGAACGAAGACGATAAGGCGGCGATAACGACGAAAAAGCTGGCGGCAGAGGAAATCAGCGAGGCGCGCTCGAAGGCTGATTCCGAAATGCCGCGACGAGTGCCCTTCCGATCGGGGTTCCTCGAGAAGCGCCGGGTGCGCCGTGTTGGAGGGTGGTTTTGATGGCTGAGAGGCTTGTTTTCGCCCAGACAGACTTTGGTGGCGGCCAGGTCGATCAAGACGCGAACCGGCGCGAGGACGTGAAGGTGCCGAAGACCGGCGCTCGCACCATGTCGAACTGGCGCCAGCGGAATACCGGAACGATCGAGGTGCGCCCTGGAAGGACAGCGGTTAATTTCCCAAACTCCAGGCGGGCCGAGCGATTCCGGATGTCACCGGCGCAGGAGCTCATCATCTCCTTCCCAGCCGGCGCGATCGTGATCTTTGACCTTGCCGGGAACGTCGTCACTCAGTTTGCATCCGCAGCATATATTTGGACGGACGCTACAGTCGATCAGATAAATTGGTGCACGACCGAAGATAGGATCGTGATTTGCTTCCCTGGGATGAAGCCACAGTTAGCGCTGTGGAACGCGTCCCTCCCGTCTAACGCTTTCTCGTTCGTGCCATTCTCCTTTGCGCAGATCGGGCCGCAGATCAATGAGCCATTCTTCCGGCTTTCTAATCGCGGCGTCACGATTTTTCCCAGCGCGTTGTTCGGCAATATCAGCCTGACCGCGTCCGCCGGGATATTCAGCAATTTGCAGGTTGGCCAAATCTATTCCTTGGCCGGATATCAGGTGCGCTTCACCGGAACGGGGCGCCTCGATAACGCCTATGTTGGAACGGGATTCGGCACCGTCATTTCGTCGAGCCTGGCTACCGGCTTCGGGTTTGGCGTCAATCCTGGGTACTCGCCGCAAATAAGCCAGATGTTCCCGATCGGGACGATTGCCGAGACTTCATTATCAAAGATGATCGTGGAAGTTGCCGGTTACGGACCTGCGCCTGGCGGCTTCCTGTCGGTCTTTGGGACCGTCCTCAACAATCAGAGCCCGGCTGTTGTAAACGGCGATTTTCTTGTCTCCGCATGGGCCAGCTTGCAGATTATCGGTGGCGCGGCGAGCGGCATTTCACCGAGCCCGCTCTCGATACTTACCTGGCAGCAAGAATTTATGAACTCAACGAACTGGCCGCGGGCGTGCTTCTTTGCCCATCAGCGGCTTGGTTTCTGTGATTTCCCGCTGAGACCGAACGCTATCCTCTGGAGCTCTCCGGGGAATTATGACGTGTTCTGGGTTGATAGTGCGGCGGCGATCTCCAATCCTGCCGCAGGCGCATCCGCAGACAGCGCTATGCTCGAATTCATCGAAGGGTCGCCGCGTATTCGCAATGTTGCCGAGTGGAACGGCGACGAATTCATGTTAACCGACAAGGGCGTCTACTACGTACCAGTTTCCACAGGCGGCCAGGCGCTTCAACCTGGAACAGTTCGCTTCGCCTCGATTTCAGATGCAACATCCTCTGAGATAAAACCTGCAGTTACTAGAGACGCCTTGATTTTCGTATCGGCATCTGGCGATCGGATTTCCGCGATTATCCGAACCGGGAATTTCACGACTCCGTATACAGAGCAGGATTTAACGATCAACCATTCGCAGCTCATAAATAAGCCAGTCACAATCGCGGTAGGGCGCGGCGACGAGGGTTTCCCAGAGCGATACATCTACGTTTTAAACTCGGACGGGTCCGTTGTGGTCGGCCGGGTGCAGGACGATAAGACTTTTGTTGGGTGGGTACCATGGACTGGCGTTGGGGACGTCGTCTGGCTATCGCAGGGCTTTCTGGATGTTATTTTCAATACAAACTACGGCGGCGCATTCATCGTGGAGTTTGTGGACCCTTCCGCTTACCTTGATCATTCAGTGCTGGTGAATTCACCTCCGGTTAGCATGGTGCGCCCCGGTATTGGTCAATTCGCTGTTTTTGCGAATGGTCAAGTGCGGGTCATGGACGGGGCGATCGACTACGGCTTGCGAAGCGTGGATGTGAATGGCTTCCTTATCAAGAACCCAGACGATGATTTTTCTAGCCCCACGCTTGTCGGTGGTCAGCCGTTTACGTCGATATATTCCCCGTTCATGCCAGAAGCGCCGCTAGGCCAGGCGCAGGACCAGAGACAGAGGCGCCGCAAGATCACCAGGGCCGCGGCCAGCGTCATCGATTCAAACGGGTTCGTTTTTGGCGGTAGGTCGATACCGCCGTTTGATTTTGGCGATAATCCGTTCGCACAGCCGAACTTAAAAACAAACACCTACCGGACGCGCCCTCTGGGGCGTTCGTTCGATCCTTCCATACAGCTTATCAAGGATGCTCCTGGGCCTTTGACCTTAGTTGAATTCACACTCGAAGTGACGGTGTAGCCAAAGTGAAAACCTCCTGGCAACTTGCCCAAGACCCAAGGTGGAACCCTGAATTGGGCGGGATCGGCGGCGCGATCAGCGCGATCGGGCAGGGCGAGGCCACGGCGGCGGGCGACGAACAGAACGCCAAAAACGAGATGGACAAGTACTGGGAAGGTCTGATCAAGGCCAACCAGACTGACACCGCGATGACGCAGCATCTGACGGAAACGCTTGGGAACATAAACGCGGTGCGCGCGGCCAGCGGGGTCGAGATGGCCTCCCCTTCCGGAACGGCGATCGAGAACGCGACGATCGGCCTTGGCAATCAAGACATCACCAGGACGGTCGGCAATATCCAAAATCAGGCGTTTCAGGATTTACAAGCCTCTCAATTCTACACCAAGGCTGCGCAGACGGCACGCGACAATGAAGGGCTGGGCGTCGCTGGCGCGCTGATTGGTGGCCTCGGCGGTCTATTAGGGAAGTTTATTTAATATGGCGCAGTCTCCCCTCGATAGCGGTCCGGTCGTAGGGACCTCAGACAAAGAAAACATCGCGGCGGGCTACGAGCGGCTTGGCAATGTAACTCTGGAAGAGGTTCGGCCTGGCGTTACGGGCGACATGGTCGCAAAGGCTATGATGTCGCGCACGCAGGCGCTGACCGCTCTGGCCAACGGCATCTCCGAGGGGTTCTCGCCTCTCATCGATAGCATTGTTAAGGGTGGCAAGGAGCAGCAATCAGGCGCCGATTACGCGGCCGGGGCGCAAGCCGGCCTTGCTGGCAGCGACGCCCCAGCGGCCAGCTCCGTTGGCAGCCCGCCAGCCTCTCAGGTTACGCGCGATCAGAGTGGCGGCCAAAGCGTCATTCCTTCGCTAGGCGGCCTGTTCGGCGGCGACCCTGCCGCCGCGGTCAGCAAGTCATATGCCGCCGGCCATGCATCATCGGAATCTATTACTGTTGCTGATGCTGCGCAGAAAATCCGTCTCGATAATGAGGGAAGCCCAGAAGGCTTTAAGCAAGCCTGGGGCGGATTTGTTCAAGGTCGCAATTACGACGCCCTAGGCCAGCAATACGGCACGGCAGCCAAACTTTACGCGATAAAAGTAGGCGACGAGCACTACCGCGATTTGCTGGCGAAGCAAACCTCGGCGAATATGATTGCTTCCGGGCATGCCGTCCAAACTGACATTGATTCCGTCTCGGCTGACATGAGCACGTTGGCAAGAAACGGTAAGATCAATTCGCCGCAATACGACAATCTACAAGATAGGCTACAGGATCGCTATGCGGCGCTCGCCGCCAACCCGGCCTCTGGTCTTAGCAAGGTAGATGCCGACAACCAGCTCGCTCAGAGGCTAAATGGATTTCTCGGCGACCATGTGTCGAGCCTGGTCGATAACGCCTATCAGCAAGGCGGCAAAACGGCGGCAATCAAAGCCGCGACTGATGGCGTCAACGCTATCCCGAACTTGAGCAACCAGGACCGCGCGACGATCACCCAGCAAGCCAGCTCGCGCGTCGCTTATATCGATGGTCTCAACGCTGACTCGATCCAAGCGAACCGGCAGGCGACAGATCACACCATCAAGATGGCCAATTCTGGCGCTCCGGTTAGCCCTCCATCCTATGGCGCATTGTCGAACCACGCGATAATGACGGGCGATCCTGCGACTGTGGCGATCATCGCCGGTCATGTGCCAGCGACCGCTGTAAATCCCATAAAGGCAGGTCTTACGCCGTCGCAGAGCGGGACGGCTTTGGCAGAAGGACAACCTGCTCCGGCTGCGCCGATCGGCGGTCCGACGAGGCAAGCCGCCGCCTATAATTATTTTGTCGGCAAGGGATGGTCGGCGAATGCTTCTCACGCCATGGTGGCAACTCTATCTGGCGAAAGCGGGCGGACGCTTAATACGGGAGCGTACCAGGGCGAGGGAGGATTTGGCCCGTCCGGCACATCTTGGGATAGGCTTGGAGGGGTGCATGCGGCGGAGGCGGCCTCTGGGATCGCCAACTGGAATACACCTCGCGCGATGGCTCTCAAGAGTTGGGCAACAGCAAATGGTAAGGACCCGAGTTCATTCAATACCCAGCTTGAATATGTCGACAAGGAAGCTCGCCAGTACGGGTTGCCGATCACGTCCACGGCGTCCCCAGCCGCTCTAACATCGGCCTTCACCGGCAAGTACGAGGCCCCGGCGGTGAACAATGGCGCGGCGCGCTGGGCGAATTATGCAAAAGGCAACCTCGCAGGAGGCGGCGCGCAGGCGTCCGTCAGCGGTCAGCCATTCACGCCAGAGCACGTCGCGGCCAATCCTATGGCAGCGGCGCCGTACACCGCGTCTGTAGCCTCTGATCCGGGTGTGCGGGCCAAAACGGCAAACGACCTCGGCGGCTCGATCGAACGCTCGCTGCAAAACCACACCCTGCCGCCGCCTGAAACGATGGCGCAATATGTCCAGCTCTCCGCCGGCGATCCAAAGGAACAGGAGCGCGCTTCCCGTATCTCCTCGGCCGCCGGCCTTACGCCGGGCTCCGGCGCCGGTGGAAGCCAGGTGTCGGGCGACGGCGGCCCTGCCGGGCCGGAGACTTATCAACAGGCCGTCTCTCGCCTAGCGGGCGGTCACGATTTGTTCCAAGCCGGCATCGGTGGCGCAATTCAGCAACAGCATGCGGATGCGACGGCGGCATTGGCGCATGATCCGATCGGCTATGCGGCCCGCGCGAAAATGATCGATCCTAGCCAGACGCCTGGTCCGATCAATTACAACGATCCGGCATCTATCTCGCAGGGCATACAGGCTCGAGCTGCCATCATCGCTAGGGTTGCCGGCCGCGAGCCAGGAATATCTCTCAGCGCCATCCCAGAGGCCGAGAAACCGCAGCTCACTGATTGGATGACATACGGACCGCCGCAGACCGCGCAGGCCATCCTGGACAGCATCAAGAACCTTCCGCCGCCGTCCCGCGATGCGACGCTCGCCGACCCGACGATCGCGAAGGCCGTGGTCAATATGGCTCATTCTGGGGATGTCACGCGGGCAGGCGCGGCGAATGATCTTTTGACCGAGGCGTGGAAATCCAATCCGCAGACATTCGACAGGCGATTTGGCGAAGACGCATCCTCTGACCTCGCCGCCTGGCATAGTGTCGGGCAATTCCAGACACCAGAGGAGCGCATAGAGGCCGCTAAGGCCAGCTCGAATCCGTCTGTCATCAAATCGCGCAACGATGAAGTTGCGATCGCCAACAAGATGACGCCGCAGTCGGTCGCCAATGCACTCTCGCCGGCATGGCTAGGACCGAACGCCACGCCTGGCGATTCGCTTTCCGGCACGGCCTTGAAGGGCCAATACGACGACCTTTTCCGCGAGCAGTACCTCAAGACCGGCGACGCGTCTGCGGCCAAGGATTACGCCCTAGGCAAGCTCGCGACCACGTGGGGAGCATCCGGCGCGAACGACGGCCGAGTCATGATGCACCCGCCTGAATATTCATCCGCTTATCCGCCCGTCGATGGCGACAAGTCTTATATCGGGAAGCAGCTCGCCGATGATGTTGCGCGATTGGCTCCTGGCTCGAGCGATCACTATCTTATTCCCGATCAGCGGACCGCCGACGAAATGCACTCCGGCACGGCTCCCACCTATCAAGTTGTCGTTAAGGACGCAAACGGGAGGTGGGGCGCTCTTCCTAGCCGGTTTGTCGCCGATCCCAAGCAGGCCATGGATGAGGCGGAAGAGAAGTTTGGTACCCGTCACACCGCCATGGGGATACTCGGCCAGGTCGGCATGCTTAACGGACGGCAATAATGCCCTTATTCACCGAAGGCGCGCAGAGCGATCCTGATCTAGCAACGTCGGCTCCTCCGCCCCCGCAAGCCGCTGAACCGGTTCCCGCGGCCCCAACTCCTGCGCCATCGGCAAGCGAGACGATTGACGCGGCTCTACGTCAGCCCGGTACCTTCACGGGAAACTTTTTGAATGCGCACGCGGCTGCGCAGTCGATGCCAGAGAACAAACCGACACCTGGCTACAATCCCTTGGACACCCTCAAGGGTACGCCGCACGAAGGTGATCAGCTTTCGATCTATGCCGGTTCACAAAACGAGGCTTACACCAAATACCTGATGGCCGAGCAGGATCAGCACGCGGCCAATCAGAAGGTGCTAGATTCCGCCGGCTGGCCTGGAACCATCGCGGGTGTCGCGGCTGGCTTCATCGATCCAACAATGGCAATCCCAATCCTCGGCGAGGAGCGGCTCGGAGCAACAGCGGCCACGGCGGCCTATGGAGCGGCGTTCGGCGCCTATGGAGCTGCTTCCAAACCAGGCGGATCGACCTGGAAAGAGTATGGGGAGAACATCGGAACCGGCGCCATCCTCGGCGGTGTCTTGGGCAAAGCTGGCAGTCATCTATCCGGGCCGGAAATGGAGCGAGCAACTGCCGAGGTGGAAGCAGCGCGACCGCGCATAAATACCGATGGAACGATGGCTCCGGTGGAAGTCCAGCCTCCCGCTGTCCAGGCCGCTATGCAGCCGGCCGGAGCGGCTCCTGTAGACACGCGCCAGCTCGACATGAAAAGCGCGTTCGGCGTTCAGAAATGGGGCGCGTCTCCGAACCTGCGGATTTACGGATCGGACAGTCTCGAGGCCAAGCGGGCGATGAACGACATCGCCAACACCGGGTTGCAGTTCAAGCCTGGCGATCAAGTTGCGCCATTCGGACCGCCCCTCGAAAACGTCGCTCTCGATATCAAGAATCGATACCAGGCGCAGGCACATGACATCCTTGATGATGCGTGGAAGCAGCACTACTACGGCTCTAATCAGCCAGGGACGCTCAAGTTCGCCGCCGCGAAGGAGGGAGTCGGTGCTCCGACTACGGCCGATAAACTCAGCTACCGTGACTTTCTTCAGAAAACAGGCGCCGCAATGCACAACGGCGACGAGCATGCAGTGCCGGAAGTCCAGCAAGCGGCGAAAGACCTGCGGTCAAAGATTTTCGATCCGGTCGCGCAGATGGCGAAAGACACCAAGGATGTGAACGGCAATCCTCTATTGTCAGAAGACCTGTCCGCCCCGAAGGGGGCCAAATCGTTTTTCCCCCTGATGCCGGACCGCGATGCAATCGTGAAGGATTATGCTGGCACGCGTGATTTGTTCACCGATTATCTTGGCCGCGAGCAAGAGGCAAAGGCCGGATTACAAGCTAGGATTTCCGGCGGCGACCTATCTGCAGTCAACGAGTGGAAAGGCAAGTCTGCGCTCAAAGAAGGGGAAGCGCCAGAGGAGGCGGCCCAGCGCATGCTCAAAGTAGAGACTGGTCTCTCTCGCCAAGAGCTACGGTCTCGCGCGGAAGAGTGGACGAATCGGCTAATAGGGTCGCCGGACGGCCGACTCGATTACGATGTTCAGTCGGCTGGCACAGACTTCCACCCCGGCCTAAGCGACCTTCGCGGATCGCTCCGTGAACGCAAGATGCCGATCGAGGTAAATGAGCTTATCAATCGCGGCCTCATCAAGACCGACGCCATGCAAGGAGTCGCGTCGATAGTACGTTCCATCGTTCCCGACGTGCTGATGACGCGGCGCTTCGGCGATGTCGCAATGACCGATGTGCGCAGACGTATTGAGGAAGAATATGCGGCCAAAATACTGCCGGGCTCGGACGGAACGAAGATCATCAAGGAGCGCGACGGCGTGCTTGCTGACCTGGAGGCAGCCCGAGATCGGTTCCGAGGTGTTCAAGGTTGGGATTTATCCCCTTGGTCGCGGAAGGCTGCCGCCGCGATCCGCGACTTCCAAAACTACAACCTCACCCGCCAGCTCGGAACATCGTCTACCGTGCGGCTCACCGATCTTTCGAATGGTATCTTTCGCTATGGGCTGAAGACCGTCTTCCGCGATTCTTGGATGCCGATGATCAAGAGCTTCATGTCATCGCAGTTCCGCGGCATCGTCAGGGAGCAAGCCAAGGACGCAGGATTGGGCGTTGACGGAATGCTCGGCCACATCCGGCACAATCTTTACGACATATCCGACTCCGCGCCGCAAAACAGGCTATCTCGCGCGATGGCGTGGGGGGCCGATAAATCCATGATTCTAAATTTCCACACTCCACTGACTGACTTGGCGAAAAGCCTGTCCTCTCTTGTAACGCAGGGAGAAATAGGCAGGAGAACGGCTCGTGTTGCGGACGGGACTGCATCGGCGAAAGAGATTGAGTTTCTCGCGCAAAACTCAATCAGCCGTGAGATGGCGGTCCGTATTAGTAAGCAATATGAAGCGCACGGTACTGAAGTAGACGGCCGCAAGATCGCCAATCTCTCTGATTGGACTGACCAAGGTGCGCGTGAGGCTTTCGGCGCTGCTTTGCAACATGAAAGCTCCATGACCGTGATGCAGGCCGGCATTGGAGACAAGCCGATTTTCATGGACAACAAGTTCGCCGGGATGCTCACGCAGTATCGGAACTTTATGGCGGCGGCGACCGAGAAAATTCTGATCGCCAATTTGCAACAGCGCGATTTTCGTTCGCTGCAGGGCGTCTTGACGACCATGGGCATGGGAGCGCTTGCGACATTCCTTTATCATGAGCTGTCCGGTCAGCCACAGCCGAAGACCTTCCCGGAATGGATCAAGGAATCTCTCGACCGGAGCGCTATGACAGGATGGTTTGGAGAGCTAAATCGATCGGTGTCAGGAGCGACGCGCGGGCAATGGTCATTTGATCGGCTTTATGGAGCGTACACGCCACCATCTCGCCGAGCCGATGTTGACCTAGCCGGACAGTTTATGGGGCCGACTGCCGATTTCGCTGAAAGGACCTTGACGACTGCGGCTCACGCAGTGACTTCGCACTCAACCAAGAAGGGAGATGTAAGCAATTTCGGTGGTAGCGACGTCCATAATTTGCGGGTTATGCTGCCGCTGCAAAATCTAATGGGCTTGCGAATCCAGCTTGACAAAGTTGAAGCTGGCATCGACCGCACCTTTGGTTTTAAGGTGCCAAAAACCGTCTCGCATGAGGAGCCAGAGGAGTCGGCGCCTCGCGCCGAAAAGACCGGACCGCCGCGGTCACACCATGCGCAAAAGCCTGTCGCCGCACCGATGCCGCAGCCAGCGTCAGCCCCTGTAGCGCCGCCGCAAGAGCCGCAACCGCCCGCCCCAGCACCTGTCGCGCCGCCTCCCCAACCGCCCCCGGCGCCACCAAAACCGCGCCGCAAACATAGGGCAGTGAATTAATGACCGGCGGGCCCATAATCGTCCAGGTCTTTGACTCCGTCCTCGGCAAAGAGATTTCCATCCCGCTTGTCGATGGCAATGATGCCGTCGCGAGATTCCCAGCGCGCTATAGCTATGTCATCGCCAATCCGTATGGCAATGATAACCCGCTTCCCGCGACCGGCCTGCCATCAACATCTACGCTTTTGACGTTTGAGCTCACAGTCGTATTTGACAGCCTGCTTGGTGTCCAAGTTGAAATGCAACAGATCGACGCCATCTTTGCCACGCACAAATTTCCGGCGCGCTATACATGGGTAAGTGGGGCGCCGGTGGGGGATGTGCCGCCGCCAGTTCCTTTCAATGTTGGTTATACCGCCATCGGGGGAAGCAATGGAACTTATTCCGCCGGCGCGACCTGTCTCGGCGGCGGCTTCACGATGCCGCAAGACGGTGTCTTACAATCCATCTCGGTGCACTCAAGAATTGCAACCGGCGCGACAGCATTTTTGGGTATGTACGATAATAGTGGGGCTGGCGCGTCACCTGGTTTGCTTCTCGCAAAAACGGCAAGTTTTGTACCAGGGGCGGTAGGATTCGAAACACATCCAGCGCTCACAAATCCGTTGGTTTCGGCCGGGACGGTTATCAATATTGCAGTTTTGGCGATCGGAACGACAATGGGAGGTAAGTTTGATAGCGTCGGCCCTCCGAAGTTCTATTTTGACGCCGGCGGCGACGTGACTCTTCCAAGCACTTATCCTGGCGGCACGACGTTCACCAATGTGTCCATCAGCATTTATGCGACGTTCAATTCTGCATAGCAGGAGATCGGCACCTTGTACGATCCTCGGTATCCAAGCGATGGGGTGGGAATCCCACCGAGCACGCCGCACGATCCGATCGTCATGGTTTTCGATTCGGTTGCAGCGAAGGAAATCTCTTTGCCGCTCGTGGACGGGAACAGTGCCGTCGCAAACTTCCCCGCGCGATACAGCTACGTGATCCCCAATCCATACGGGAGCGACAACCCGCTCCCCGCAACCGGTCTGGCGCCCGCAAGTGCGTTGCCAATCTTCGGTCCTGCGGCGAGTGTGGACCTCGACACGAACATAGAGCAAGCAGTTCAAATATTCCCGTGGGAGCTGACTGTCGTCTTCGACATGACATTAAACGTCCTGCGCATCATGTTCCAAATCGACGCGATTTTTGCCGTGCATATCTATCCTGCGCGCTTCTCATATGTGAGCGGGGCTTCAATCTTCCCCAATCCCCAACCGATCGTGCCGGTTGGGCCGCCCACTCCTACCGATCAGCTTGTTGTGGAGTCCATACTATGATGAACCGCGTTAGGATCGCGCTTCTTGCCCTCCTTCTCGGCGCCACACAGGCGTTTGCTGGCGCAGGCTCGATTGGCGTCACTCCCGGTTCCGGCGCAACCATCGTCACAACGACTGACGGCTCCGGGTTCAATCTCTCGCACGTCGTGACCTGCGATCAATCTGCTGGCGCGAATTGCACCAGCGTCAAGGCCGCAAGCACCGCAGCAGTGGCTGGCGATCAGGCGACGGTTGTAACCTTCAGCCCGAATACCGGATTGCCGACTGGTGCCAACGTCATCGGCGCCGTCACGCAATCAGGCACATGGAACATAGGCACAATTACCACGCTTCCTGCTCTTGCGGCGGGCTCGGCCTTGATTGGCGAGGTAGGCGATGCACAAGGTGGAAATACGTCCGGTCAAAATGGACCCCTTGCGCAGGGTGCGGTAACAACGGGGGCACCGACCTATGTAACCGCAAAGACGGACCCTCTTTCGCTCGACACTTCTGGTAACCTTCGCGTCCTCTCAAACGCCGGCCTCAATACCAGCACTGCAGCTCTTGCCCTAGAGAGCGGGGGCAATCTCGCGACGATAGCTGGCTCAATCACCGCTACTGTTGCACAGGACAATATAAAGCAGATCAACGGCGTCACGCCGCTTATGGGCAACGGCGTGACCGGCACCGGTTCGCCGCGCGTCACGGTTTCGTCTGACAATACTCCATTCTCTGTGAACGCTCAGCCAACCCCGACAACGGCTGGCGGACTTACGACTTTCTTCCTTCAACCTGCAGCTACCACGAATTCCACCAGCGTGAAGGCCTCAGCAGGGCAGGTCTACCACGTCACGGCGACGAACAATTCCGCGACGATTAACTACGTGCGGTTCTATAATACTGCGAGTGCGCCGACATGTTCATCTGCAACCAATTTGGTCTATCAGCTTGCGATCCCCGCCTCCACGAGCGGCGCCGGTTTCGTCCAGGACATCTCGGCAGGGCTTGCCTTCGCCACTGGGATCGGGATTTGCGTATCCTCGGGGTATGCTACGACGGACGTAACGAACGCGACCGCATCCGCCGTATCGCTTACTATTGCATACAAATAGGACTGGTACTCGCCGCGATAGCTTATTTCTCGTGGGTCGGGCCCGCGATGGCGCAACAACTTATGATGTCCGGCTACGGGCGAGGAGGCTTCATTGCCGGTGGCGGCTGCTCTAACGCGCTCGATTATACTCAGGCTTGCAACAGCCAGTATCTTACTATGTCTGGCGTGCCCTGAAGCATGGGCGGCGATCACCGCTTCTAATCTCACGACGGGCAGCGCTGCCTCGGTTACTTCCACGACAACTGCAAGCATTTCGCCAACGGCAAATGCGCTTGTTATCGTTAGTGTCGCCTCTCGAAATTTCACAGGCGCCGGGCCCGCAACCGTTCCCACGGTAACGGGAGCGAGTGGAACGTGGGTCCAAATAGCAACCGTTAGTGACGGAAGCGCTGGCGCCAGGACGGTAACGTTATTCAGAGACTTGTCGGCCTCACCAGGCAGCGGCATCCTAACGATAGATTTTGCCGGAGTGAACCAAGGCAGTGTCGGGTGGTCCATTGATCAGCTTCAAGGGACAGATACGACAGGTACTCATGGTTCCGGCGCCATCGTTCAGACCGGCAGCCTCAATCCGGCGACGGGGACCACAACTAGCGGCCTTATAACTCTTTCCGCCTTTGGTTCGGCCAATAACGCGGCCTATGGCTTCATTCGAAACAGCGGCGCGAACACAATAACGATCGGCTCTGGGTTCACGAGCCTTGCTAATTTCATGACCGCCGGCGGCGAGCATGTTGCCGAATGGAAACTGAACGATAATACCGTTGATTGGACCTGGGCGAGTCAGTCAGTGACCAGCGTTGCTATAGCCGCTGAGATAAAGGCATCAACTGGTCCGGTTGTCCCGCAGGCGAGTCCATGGCCTGTCCTTGGATTGGGCCCTGGGGGTGATCTGGGCGGCGCAATCCTTCTTTTGCAAAACACATCTGCACTTCTCACAGACGCTGGCTTGGATATGTTCTTATGAGAAAACTTCTATTCTCTCTTCTTCTCGCGGCAACCCTGGGATGCTCGTCCGCCTTCGCGCAGCAGACGCTACCGACGCTCCCGGCGGGGACGACTCCATATGCTGGTACGGACCTGTTCTACTGCACGATAGGCGGCGTCAGCAGCAAGTGTGCGTTCTCGGGGATTTTAGGTGCCGCGACCACTGCCACATCCGCGGCGCCCGCGGCGACAACGGCCACTACGCCGGGCGTGATGATGGCGCTTGGCGGGACCATCACCCCGGTTAAGACTGGAACGGTCTTCATCACAATAAACGGAACCATAGCAAATAATACACTCGCCTCTGTATGTACTGCTCAAATCCGCACCGGTACGGGGACGGCGCCTATCAATGGGGCGGCGGCAACAGGAACTACGCGTGGAACTAGTTTTAATCTTAAACAGCCGGTGGCTGCAAATCAGTTTCCATTCGCGCTTTCTGCGCTTGTAACCGGTCTAACTGTAGGCACTGCCGTTTGGATAGACGTATCTTTGTTTATTACGGTAGCTAGTACCTGTACTATAACTAATGCGAATGTCGTAGCGGTGGAGCAATGAAGATACTTCTCCTCGCGCTCCTTCTATGGCTCTTTATAAATCCCCCACTATGAGGGCATGGCGATGACTGGATTATTGGATTTCGAGCTTACAGATGTATTCGACAGCGTCACAAGTAGTATCGTTAGGATGTTCCAGATAGACGCCATCAAAGCCACGCATGACGGGACGGGCCGTTTTGCGTATGTCGATGGGGCATCGGTCTATATCAATCCACCAATTTCTGCCAAAAATCTGACCTTCGGCTTTCAGACAAACACAGTTAACGCCTTCACAGCGGACCACACCCTTATCGGCGCAAACAAGCTTGACATCATCACGGTAACGGGAAGCACCGCGCAAGTCCCGACTGTGTCTGGCGCTGGCGGCACGTGGGTTTTGATTGGCAGCCAGTTTGATGGCGGCGGAATTCGCGGCGTTCACATGTTCCGCGACTTATCTCCTGTTCCTCATTCAGGCCAGCTAACTATTGACTTCGGTGGGATTAATCAGAACTTTATAGGATGGTCCGTCGATGAGTTTTCGAATGTCGACCTGTCTGGCACGCATGGCTCAGGAGCCGTTGTCCAGTTTGCCGGCACCAATGGGAGTGGAACAAATACAGGGATCACCGCGACACTTGCGGCGCTCGGCGCGCCCACCAATGCAGCCTATGGATTCGTTCGCAACAATGCGGCGGCTGCGATAGTTGAGGGTACCGGATTCGTCGGGCTCTCAAATCAATTCACGGGCGAGCTTTCGGCGGAATGGGCAATCAACAAGACGGCGGTTGCTTGGACATGGGCGAGTCAAGCCGTCACCAGTGTAGCGCTGGCCATTGAAATAAAGAGTGCACCCCCCTGACCTTGGTGCGTTGCCACGCGCGTAGGAACCATGAGTGTCTGGCCATTCTGATGGCTGGAACCACGCTCGATGACGCCAGATGACCTCACACACAATCTTATGTTGATCGGGCTGCTATTCGCCATCGCGATATACGGCATCCCGTGTGTGATCGCGGCGGCACGCCTATGCGCTGGCTAGCGATCCTCTTCGCGGCTGCTGTGGGAATTGCCTGCGCGCCCGGCTTCACCGTACTCGACACGATCGCACCGGCGTTCTACGTCGCGACCAATGGGAATGACAGCAACGTCGGAACGCTGGCCGCACCGTTTGCGACGCTCCATCAGTGCAAGCTGGCGATGGAGGGAAGCGCAACCAACAAAACCTGCTACATCCGTTCTGGAAGCTACGCGCCGCCGGCCGCCGATGCCTCGATCTGCAATGGCACGACCACTTGCGCCGTCGCCCTGCAAACGACGACCGACGATGGCCAGACGTGGTCAAATTATCCGCCTGATGGCGTGAATAATGCTGATATTACAGGCGGCTCGACATCGGACGGGACCGGGCTTTGGGATATATTCTTTGTCGGCAATGCACACAACATCACGATCATCGGACTGAAGCTTCATAATTTCCGGTATTCCGCGATCTCGAGTCTTGGCGGAAGCCAATCGCTGACCGTCAAAAACAATATCGTTTCCGATGGTTTCTGTGTAGTTAACTCCGGCAATTGCGTGGGGTCACAGAACGAGGCCGGCATTCATTGCTATGGCTGCGCGAGTGCTGTCATCACGAACAACGCTGTCACGAGGATCGCATCGTTCGGTATCGCGTTTTCGAATGTGAGCGGCAATATCTCGAACCTGGTGATCCAAGGAAATTATGTAGCCAGCACATGCACGAGCCTGTCTGACTGCGGCGCGATCTACGTCATCGATACTGCGGCGACCGCGACTGGCGTAAAGATCAAAAATAATTACATCGAAGACGGCGCCGTGATCGGCGGCCTGAATAGCGGGAGCGCGATCTATCTCGACGATTGTATGTCGAATGTGACCATATCCGGCAACGTCGTCACGGGGAACAGCGGCGGGAACACCACGCACATTCATGGTGGGAACAACAATGTCTTCTCTGGAAACCTGATCGATCTGTCCACGCGCGGCCAAAAGACGATCGGCTACCAAACATCGGCCGGCACCGGCTGCGTGGCAGGAACGATGAGCGGCAACCATTTCCAGAACAACATCGTCATTAGCGGCGGCGGCGGCACGGGCTACCAAAAGATCAGCGGCTCGCCCGTGAACCCGCTGCTTGTCGCGAACAATGCCTATCGCGCCTATACCGGGGCGGCCATCAGCACGACCGGTGATTACACCGATTCAAATCCTGTGCTCGAAGACCCGATGCTCACATGCTGGGCCTACAAGATCGCCGCCGGAAGCCCGGTGTTCAACTCGCCGGTGAGTTTCGTTGGTCTACCTCCGACGTGGGGACCGCCTGGCTTCGTCATTCCTCAGACCGGCACCGTGCCATCGAGTCCACACTCATGCTGAAAGCAGCGACTTGGACCTTACTTGCAGCATTTGGTGCCTTACTTGCACCTTTTGCGTTCGCGCAGGCTCCGCCACCGATCCCGCCGATCGCCGACGCGAACCGCACGCAGACCTACAACATCACCTCGAGCACCATGCAGGTGCAGGTCGGATTTCCGGTCTTCGGTGATTGCTCCGACCTCCAGGTCACGATTGCGGGAACGCTCTACTCCTATCCGTCGAGCCTTTGGAATTGCGCTTCGGCCAGCGGCAAGGCGCTGAACACTCTCGCGCTGCCGGTCACCGACATCGTCGTGAACTTCACTCCCCCGGTGACGAGCGGGACGGTGATTGTCGCCGGCTGTTGGCATCCTCGCAATCTCACAGTTCCGACCGCACCTGGCATCAGCCGACGCGAGTACGAGCAATCCATTTCAACGCTCATCGCTGGCCAGCGCGAGCTCTTTGGCCAGTACGGGCAGCTATTTTCGGCCGGCGTCACGCCGCTCTCCCCCGCGATAGACGCCCAACTTGGGTCGGTCCAGGGCGATATCCTTTATCGTGGCTCCGGCGGCTGGGCTGCTCTGCCGCCAGGGACCAACGGGCAGGTCCTCGCAACGCAGGGACCAAGCGCAAATCCGGCGTGGCAATCAATCCTCGGCACGGGCACCGTCACAAACATCATCACGGGCACCGGCCTCACGGGCGGCCCCATAGCCACGTCGGGCACGATCTCGCTCGCCAGCGCCTCGAACAACACCATCAAGAGCAACGTCAGCGGCGGCGCGGCGGCGCCGATCGACAACACCCCGTCTGCGGTTATCGATTCCGCCATTGGAAATGTTCAAGGCGATATCCTCTACCGCGGAGCGAGCGCATGGAATGCTCTCACGCCAGGCACCGCTGGCCAGTTCCTGCAGAGCGGCGGCGCTGCCGCCAACCCATCCTGGACATCTTCGACCGTCACCGCCCCAACGGCTGTTGCCCTTGGTGGCGTGTTCTCCTCGACCGCCCCGGCTGGCAACGTCGCCACAGGCGTCGACACAAGCGGCAATGTCGTTTATTCCACGACACCGTATAGCGTCGTAACCGCGGGGACCGTGCTGAGCAACATCACCGGCGGCTCTGCGGCTCCGATTGGGAACACCCTTACATCGATTATCGACTCGGCTGCCGGCAATGCACAGGGAGACATTCTCTATCGGTCCGGCTCTGGTTGGACGGTTCTTGCTCCCGATACCTCCGGCAAGGTTCTAACGACGCAGGGCGTCTCCGCCAATCCAACCTGGACGGCGGTTGTCGGCACCGGCACGGTCACCAATGTCGCGACCGGAACCGGTCTCACTGGCGGCCCCGTTACGACCACGGGGACCGTGGCACTCGCGAACGCCGCCAATAGCACCATAAAAAGCAACATCAGCGGAGGGTCTGCGGCGCCACTTGACAACACCATGTCAGCGGTCCTGGACAACACTCTTGGGTCTACGCAGGGCTCGATCGTCTACCGCGGCTCGTCTACGTGGAGCGTCCTTGGCCCCGGTCTTTCCGGGCAAATCCTGCAGACAAATGGTGGCGGTCAGAACCCCTCTTGGGTGGCCCGCTCCGGAGCAGCAATCCAGAAGAACCCATCAGCCCCAACCCCGACAACGAGCACTTCCAGCGTAATGATGGGATTGGCCGGAGCGATCACCCCAACAAAGACCGGCAATATCCTATTTATTGTCGGTGGCGACATATTAAACAGCACCAGCGGTCAGAGCTGCTTTGTAAATTTGCGCTTTGGGACGGGAACCGCACCGACGAACGGCGCGGCCTCGACTGGAACCGGTCTTACAACATCCATCGTCACTTCAAACAATGTTCAATTCCCATTTTCGTTAAATGCGATTCCTTCTTCATCGCAGACTCTGAATGTGGCTCTTTGGTACGACATAGCGGTAGCTTCCACATCTGGGAGCACGTGCACGCCATCCAATATCAACATGAGTGCGTTTGAACAATGACAGAGCGCCAACAGATCGCCCTCTCACACTTCGTCGAGAATGGCTATCATCCGTTCGGAGCAGCGGCCATCGTCGGCAATGGGTGCGGCGAGAGCGGCGTCAATCTCGACAGCACCTTCGAGCGCGTCAATGCCGATCACGGTAGCGGCGGCTTTCTAGAGTGGCGAGACTCGAACGGCGCCCCGCGCAAGACGCGGTTGGCTGGGTTCTGCGATGCGCGTGGCCCCAACCTTCGAGACGATCTCCTCACTCAATGCGACTATGCAATTTGGGAACTCGGGAAATATTTTGTTTCTCTCGATGCCCAAATTAGAAACCCTGGCACTCGGCCGATCGAAAACCTGACGGCGAATTTCTGTTGGGTGTTTGAAAATCCCGCGCGGGCGACCGCCGGTCTCGGCACCCTGCCAATGAACGGGAACCCTGGCACCGGGCGCATAGGACACGCATACGACGCCTACAACACTTGGATGCTCTCACAGTCCATCGCCAAAGTTGATGCGGCGAAATCGGCCACTACCGAGGCGCCAAAAATTATCGTGCCAGCCACGGTCCCAGCGGCGCACGCAGTCTTGGTTGATGCGACCAACGCCGGCCGCCAGGCGGCGGTGCTCGATCAGATGCACGGCATGCGCGACGCATACGCGGCGCAGATTGCCATGCTTCAAAAAGAGATGGCCGTGGTAGAGTCGGCCATTGGAAGTTTTGCCGTGTTCCTGCCCCCGCAAACAGGTCAGGTTCCTATTGACCAGATATCCCCAGAAGCCATCGTGGCTTCCCCAACCAGGAAAGTATCCATGTTTAAGAATTGGCAGACGACAGCAGCAGGTGCCGGCAGTCTTCTCGGCGCCGTCGCCGCTAT